TATTAACTCTGTATCCTTGCGGAATCATACCCATAGATACGATTGCATTGATATCATTGTCAGCTGTTCCAGTTCTACCTTGAGATTTCATTAATCTCTCAGCTGTAAACTGAAGCTCAGAAGGAATAATCATTTTTACTCCTCTTGCTGCAACTCTAAGACCTCTTTCATCAGTAAGAGCCGCGATATCAATCAACGACTGTTCCAATGAAGTTTCGTTCAAATCAGCCTGAGTAGCTAAAGTATTTGAGAAAGTACCTGCTACTGTAGGGTGGTTTGTTGTAAACAATGCTTTTGCATCGCCTGATTTAAATGTAGCCGTTGAAGGCAGACCATTTATTAAAGGCTCTACAGCTTTTACTTGTTTAGCATTGCTCATAGATCTTGCTAAAGCTTTTGTATATCTAGACGCAAGTCTGTCATACAAATTATCCTCAATCGCTTCTTCAGTGATTGCGAATGCTAAAGCAACGGTCTCGTGAGTGTAACGAGCTGTAAAAGTTTCTTGTGCTTCGTCAAAAGATACGCCTGCACCTTCACCTTTTACTTGTGCGTTTGCGAAACCAGATAACATAACTTCTTCTTCAAAAGCTCTGTCACTGTTTTCAGAAGTATAAATCTCAGCATGCTGATTTTCATACCTTTTATATTCCAAGCCGAACAGTGCGTTCAAACCTGGCTCTAGTTCTTTAACTAGTTGTGATCGTGATATTGCCATTTTTGTTCTCCTATTCTAGCTTTACGATTGTAACTCAATCAGATTAATACAAACTACAACTGATCTGAAAGCCGCGTTTTCGTCGTTTTCAGGATCCTCTGCAGATCTTAACAATCTGAAAGAAGCAGCGTCAGCACTTGTGTCTCCGATATCTAGTGTAGCTGAAGACTTACCAGTGATATCATCACCAGCAGAAGTATTCATGTCATACGTTTCTAAATATCCAGATTGAGCCACAGAGTCATCTGTTGCCACTACGTATTGTTGTTGCGGATTGTCGAATACAAAAGCGTCGATGTCTTCTGAGTTCGCTGGTGTTATCGGTTGTTTATAGAAATTCGAAAACGTTGGCTTCAAAGTAGTAGCCGCGTTAAAGAATATTCCATTTAATACACCTAAGATAGGCGCATCGGTCGTTTGACCGTCAACGATATAACCAGACGCAGAAGCAACAGCAGCACCGTTGTATAACGTTGTTGTAGAACCCGCATCGATTTTGTACTTGCCTTGACCAGAAGTCGCTGGAGTTTGTCCAAGCGTTCCTGCAGCAATAAGTCCAAAACCTTGTGTGTTTCTATTTGCCATAGTTGTTTCTCCTTATGTACCTGCCCCGAGGGGCCTCCAGTACGATTTATAAATTCAGTGATTGAAAAAATTATTTTTTCGTACCACCGAAGGTTACACGAGATTGCCTTTCAACATTGATAGGCATTCTACTATCCTGCTCCTTCATTAGATCGTTTGCTACGGCTTCGTCTTGTCCTTTATGACGATTAGTCATGTAATCTTGACGTTGCTTCGCGATTTCTTCAGGTACCTTCGCAAGAAGAAGGCCACCGACCCCAATCACTCCCTTGTATTTCCCGTCTTCGAGAACTGGATAATCAGCTGCATTTTCGACTTCTTCGGCACGAACTAATTCATATCCTTCTCTTAAACGTCCAGATATATTTTTCGTATCTTGAAATCCAATGACTTCAGCTCTTATCCATCTGTACCTGAATCCATCAGGCGCAGGGGGTGCATCTAGAGAAGATGGTGGAACCCACACTTTAGGTCTTTCAGATTTTGACCGTGTTTGGCTCGCACGAGAAGTATTTTTTTCGTCTTTTTTCATGTTACGCTCCTTCCGTGTTTTTTAACTGTTTTGCGTATTCTTCGAGTGGCACACCTAATTTTTTCGCTATTGCGACCTGTGATGATGTGAGTCTCACAGTTTTGCGACCAGGCTTTACGCTTCTATTAGCCGAAGCCACTGTCTGAACAGGGGCGGTCGTTTGCTTTGTTTCAGTATTACCAAATTTATGCGGAAAGTCAACTCTGATTCTCTTGTCAACTTCAGCATAATACTCGTCAGAACTAGGATCATACCCTTCTTTTTCAGTAAGATCCTTATGTATCTCAAATGCAGTATATGTCATTGCTCTATCAGTTCCAAACCATGAGTTCTTTGCAGCCCATGCTTCAGCTCTTGGATCCATATTAATAGGATCGTCTTTTTGAGGAATGTTCACATTATTTGCTTGAGAGAGTTGTACAGGCTTCTCTTCCTGTGGTTTTTGTCTACCCTCTTTTGCAGCATCAAGTTTTGCATTCTCAAATGCGAGAGTTGCAATTCTTTTATTAGCTTCAACTTGAGCTTTTGCATCACCAGCTTCAATCGCAGCAGCTAATTCTTTTTGTGCAGCTTCTAAACCTGACGATATAGTTGTCTCAAATTTTTTAATGTAATCAGAATCCGTTTTCTCAAAACGTTTTTCTAATACTTGTCTTTTTTCTTCTACAGCTTTTGCATATTCAACAGCAGCTTGTTCTCTTCTCTCTGCTTCTCTCATCTTACGAGTTAATTTCGCAATACGAGCTTGTACACCTTTACTGTAATCTTCTAACTCATTATCTTTTTTTTCGTCTAACTTTGTTTCTCGTTCGTTTTCAAATGATTTATCTGTTCCTTGTTCTTGTTCCGTGTTTTCTGTTTCTACAACAGTTTCATCTTTCTTTTCTTCAATATCAATCGTAGCATCAGGTCCTGATGTATCGATGGGTACTGTTTTTTTTTCTTCGTCTGGCATAGTTTACTCCTTCCTATGATTAATACTCATGCAAGATGTCCTCTGGACTATCAATTGTTGCTAACACTTCATCGTCGTTTAGCAGACGCATTTCCCCACCATCTATTTTGATTCGACTACCTGCATATCGTGCAAACATAATCCAATCTTTCTCCTTGCACCATGGACCATCCGGATACCTCTCCTTATCCTTATAACATTGTGGGCCCATAGCCATAACTAATCCCACCTGAGAAGCAACTTGTTGTCTCTCTAGTGTAGTTTCAGCTAATACTATTCCACCTTTAGTTTTTTCTTTCATTTTAAAAGGTAAAACTAAAAGTCTCCAACCTGTAGGTTTTGGTAATTTTGGTTCTTCTTTTGTAGGTTTTACACCAACAAGTTTATTGTTTGGTGTTAATATTGATGACTGTTCCTTTTTCATTTTGCTCCTTATCATTTAGCAGGTTAGAGAGTTCCTGTCTTGTTGCCTCTAAGGCATTTATTTGTCCTATTATATACTGATACTTTTCCATATTGTCAACACCACCTGATGTAACTGTTATGGATAAAGCCTCTGTTCTTGTGTTAATAAATTTAAGTAATTTTTTTATGACGTTTTCTAATTGCATCTTTACCTTTCTTAGCAATAGAAGCAACTTGGCTTTTACCCATAACTTTAGCCCGTTGTTCCATTACTGTTAATATTTGTATTTTGCGTGCAAAGGGTTTACTTACACGTTTTACTTTTGCAACAGTTGCTCTCGCATCTGCTGGGGTCGCAAATTTTATACGGACGGTATCTCTTGGATTCTCGTCCGTATAAAGTCTTCTGCCAGACCCTTTAGGTTTCTTACCTGTTCCCTTTTTTGGATCCGCCATGTTTCATATCCTTTATGTGTTTTTTAATTATATTGGATTGTTTCTTATGGAGCTTCGAAGCTTTACTCAAAGCTTTGGCAACTTTATTTAGTTTTTTTACCACCGATGACTCCTTTTAGTGTTTTGGCCTGACCGGCATGTAATTTAGATGCTTTCTTCAAACCTTTAATCACTTTTTTTATTTTAGCTTTAGCTTTTTTCATTATGCCTTCTTCTTCTTTTTCATCGCAGCTTTTTTCTTTTTAGCCATGACAAACTTTTTTAGTTGTGGTGGTATAGAACCTTTTTTCATTCCAGGTCTTTTCATCATCATACCGCCACCCATCTTTGCTTTTCTCATGATCGTTCTCCTAATTTAACTTTAAATTTATGCACCTTATTACGAGCTTTTCGTTCAAGTGCTTTATCTTTCTTATCTAATGCAACTTTGACCTCACGTCTAGCTTTCATTAAATTTTTTACAAGACCTTTTTTATATGGTCCTTCCTTTAGTGGGGAAATTTTGTATGATCTACCTTTAAATTTTTTAGTCTTTGCTTTTAGCATTTCCATCTTCTTCTAGCCTGACGTAGTCTAGAATTAGGATCTTTCGCTGCTTTAGGAAACTTTTTCATTTGTCCTAGTGATCTTGCGCAGAATGATTTTCTACGTTTAGCAGCTTTTGATCCTGGCTTCACTTTTCCAGTCACGGCTGTTTTTAATTTAGAACCTGGGTTTGCTCTTCGATATGCAGCCACTCCGGCTCTTGTCATGCCTGCACCTTTTTCAGTAGGTCTAAAATTTTTTTTATTTCTTTTTGGCATTACATCTCCGCCTCTTTTCATAGCTGCTCTACCATCAGGAAAATTTCCAAAATATTGTTTTGGTTCACCAAATCTTAATCCGTAATCGTTTCTAGACATACATCGATCTCCTTGCCATAAAACCACCACCCATAGCTTTTGTTCTTTTTGCAAATGTTTTTACATTTGTTGGCTTACCACCAACACCTTGTGCTACCGCTCTTTTTCTAGAAACTGCTGATCGTCTTTGTCCCTCTGTCATACGTCTTGCTTTTGCAAGTGGGACACATTTTGGATACTTACGTTTTGCATCTTTCTTTTGTTTTGATCTTCCACACTTTGAGAAAGAACCATCTTTCTTTTTACTTCCAATATCCACCCACTTCTGAGCAAACCATTTATCTAAACCGTTTTTAGCCATTACGAATTCTTTCCGTAAGCTCTTCCTTTACCTCTTTTGGCTAACTTACAAACTCTCATTCCAGATTTATACATAGCTCTTCCACCTGATTTAAAAGGAGTGAATCCTTTAATAGATGCTCCCATATCGCTAGCTACTTCTTTTAATGCTCTATCTTCAGCTAACGAAGTATCTTGATCTTTTTGTTTAAATCCCATTTTAGGGTCATCAAGATATTTTTTAATTTTTTTTTTTATTCTTTTTTCTATTATGTCGTAGTTTATTGGAACTCCACCACCTGATGGTTGTCCTTTTGCTTGTTTCTCTAACTTAGAAATTTTTTTACCAGTCATTTTTTTTTCGGAAGCCATTATACTCGTCCTCCCTTCATGAAAGCTCTACCTAGTCCTCGTTGTGATATTCCACCACCTTTTAAACCTTGTTTTTTTAATCTAGCAGTTGCTTCCATTAATCCACCACCTGCGCGTTCAGTTCTTTTTTTTAATCTTTCAGATGTTCTTTTTACTTTATTTTCAAGAACACCAAGTTTACTTTTTAATTCACCTATTTTTCCAGTGTCTGCTCCGCCGCCTTTATCAAATTTTGTTCTATTCATCATACCACCACCCATAGCAGGTTTACGACCTTTAAAATCTTTTCTTTTTACACCAGATGGATCTTTGATCTTACCTGCACAGATCTTGCTGGCGTATGCGTTCGCGTATGCTGACGGGTATACCTTAAATTTTCTTTTCGCTGCAGCTTTACCTCTTGGACATAGTTTAGTCATTATTTTTTCCTCGCTGTTTGTTTTGCTCTTGCAAAGTTCGCTGCAGTAGGTGCACCTTTAGCACCTTTCTTTCGCATCTTGCCTCCACGTTTTCTTTTAGCATGTATGTTTGCGTATAAACCTGGTCTAGCCATTATGCCTTCTTTTTTTTCTTACCGTTAATTACGCCTCTACCTTTTAAGATATCAGCGAATGTTACTTTACCATCTCCTGTTAAATCAGGAAACTTAGAACCTTTTTTCATTCCAAATCTACGGCCCATCATTCCACCGCCCATTTTCTTTTCTCTATCTAATTCTTTACCTTTTTTAAATTTTTTCTGTGGTTTACTTTCTTCTACAAGACCTTTGTGTTGTTTTTTAGGATCTCTTCCAGGTTCAATAGGAAAAGTTTTTTCTTTTGTAGTTCCAAATTTAAATTTAAATGCTTTTTTAGTATCAATCATTTTTCTTAATTCTTTTTGACCCTCACGCATCATTTTTTTACCTGTATCTATTTTGCTTTTTGATTTGTTTGTTGCGTCAATTCTTTTTGAATATTCGTCTCTGTAAACTCTTTTTGCACTTCCTGCGATATCTTTTGTTGGTTTTACGGATTTAATAGTCGGAGAAACTTTACCTTTACCTACTGCTTTTCTAATTAGGTATCCTACGAATTGTTTCATTTTTTTCCTCCGTTTCTAAAAATTTGTGTACCCTTTATACCATAAATACTCGCCACGACAAGGATCCAAAGGTTGGTGAACCATGACGGGAGCTGCGAGAACATTTCGAAAAATAATTTTACCTTGTCCATAGCAGTCGGGTCGTCTGATATAACTGCGTAGGCGAGCACCAACACGGGCAAACTGAGAATTATCAAAACTGCCTCGTCCTTCCAGTCTGATTGTCGGGCTTCTAGCAATTTACCCTGATATTGCTCCTCACCACGGGCCATTTTCTCTGCGTGCATCAGTTGTGCATCAGACATTGCCATCTTCGTTCTCTGCTTGTTAGCGTAAATCTTACTTCCAGCAGAAACGGCTAATTTTATCGCCGATAACCACATAATTAGTACGCTTTAGATTTTCTTTTCTTGTCTGGTCTTACAGCACCTTGACCTTGTACTTCTTCTTCAGGTCCACCAGTGCCAATATAGTTAAACGCTTGGTCAGCAGTTGTTTTAGATCTTGGATCCACTTCAATTTGCTGTTCTGGAACGTTAACTATTTTGATTTTATCAAGTTTTTCCATTTATGCTCCTTTTTTTACTCCTTTTATAACACCTTTATTCTTAGATGCATAGAATATCTTTTCACCCCTCTTTTTTCCATACTGTTTCTTCATGGATTTCATAATTTTTTTACCTTTTTTATTTAATGGCATTAATTATCCTCCGTAATTACCGCTGCTTGCTTAACGCCAGTCTTCGCAAGACTAACTCCAGCTCTTAATTTAGCTAAATCTTCGTTTTGATCCATTTTATCCTCTGCAATTTCTTGTGCTTGCATTAATTTTGCTCTTGCAAGGTCTTGTTGTGCCTCATCATTGTCTCTTTTTCTTTCATTTTCCATAGCACGAAGGTCAACTTCTCTAGATTTTAGTTTTAACAACGGATCGTTATCAAATTGTGATGTAATTTTCTTTTCTTCCTTCATAAATTCTTCTGTCATCTCAGCAATTAACACAGATTTTCTAGCCTCGACTTGATTTGTAAGTGCTTGTAACTGTTGTTGTACCATTGGATTCATTGCTGCTTGTTGTTGCATCAACATCATCTCTCTTAATTGTTCTCTAAACTCTAGTTGTACTTGTTCTTGAGCCATTAAACTAATGTGCTCTAAAATATTTTTCTGTATCGCTGCCATAACTGCAGGATTATTTCTAACTATGTTAGTTGACATAAAATTTAAGTGAGCTGTGATGTGTGCTCTGTGATCTTGACCAGGAAAAGCTTGAAAAGGTTTACCAGCTAATGCATTTATATGCTCCATACTTGGATCCATTGGCATGTTAGGTGTTGGCGCTGGTAATACTGCATCAACATTTTTAACACCAATTGCTTCATACATGTTTCTATAAATTTGATACATGTTGTGTAGCTGTGGATTAGATGTTGCTATTTGTAATTGTGTTTGTGCAAGTGTAATTCTCTGTGACATAGAAAATATATTTGGATCTGCGACTGGCACAACATCGATTCTATCATCAAAGTCTGCTTGTTTTATATTTCTCGCACCACCTACAACATCATATGGATAATCTGGTGGTAAATATTGTGAAACAATTTTAGATAGTAATTTAAATTCATTTTTCATAGCTGCATAACATCTTTTATGTATCGCAGACATCACTCTTGACCCTCTTTCAAGAAGAGCAATAGTAGTTCCTACAGCAGCATTTTGTTTTGTATCACCAACTTGCATATCAGCAATAGCTGCAAATCTTTGACCAGCTTGAACAACAATACCTAATAAATTTAATAAAGTTTGTGATGGTTCTTTGTATGGTAACGGAAAGAATGCATCTCTCAAACTACCACCTGGTGCGTCTACATCTTTAAACTCACCTGGTTGTATTGGAGCTGCCTCATCTCTAACTCTGACACCTCTTTGTTTAAAACCTGCTGGTAGGTTTGATAAAGTTCCTGCATCTAATAATTGACGGAGAGCCGCCGTTGCCGTACGACTCAATCCGCCAATCATATGAATGAGTCCAAAGCCATAAAATCCTAGTCCTGGCAGAAATTTAAAATGGACAAAATATTGGATTTTATTTTTCTTTAGATCATTGGGCGCATAGTTCCTTCTAATAGAAAGAACTTTTCTATTGCCTTCTTCTACGGTTACTATGTAGGGCAATTTTATTCCAGTTGGTTCACCTTCAGGTCCAACTTCTTCAAAACCTTCTAAATCTAAATTAACATGACACTCTAACAAAGTATATACAGGCTCATTCTTACCTGTTTTCTTTGTACCATCTAATTGACGTTCTTTTTTATCAAGTTCGTTATTAGTGTCTGTGCCTGGTGGGCCTAATTCTACATCTCGATAGAATCCATTAACTTGTTGTTTTCGTAATTCGTTTTCAGAAATTTTTATTGTATGAATAACTGCCTCCGCATCGTCTAATGAGGTAGCCGTATACGGGACAATTAATTCATCTGCAGGAACAAACTTTGATACTGCTCTGCCCATGGGAACATCATAGTATACTTTTTTAAAAGTAGATCCTGCTAATGGTAAATGAAATAACATAGAATCGAATTCTGATTCATATTCTTTCATCTGATCCATAATAAGATAATTCATAAAATCTTTAACACGAGTTGCTTGTTGTTCTGTTTGTGGATTCTTAACACCTATAATCTGTGTTCTTACAGGTCCATCTGCTGGTAATAATTCTTTATAAGCTTGTGCTTGAAACTGCGTGACTGCTTCTGCTAATACTGGGTGTGTTGCACCTGAAGCTCCTTGAAATGGTTCTGTTCTATTTTCATATTTAAAACCAAGTAGATCTAATCCTGTAATATAAGACTGTTCCCATTCTTTTCTAGACGCTTTGTAGTCCATATAGTTTTGAACCATTTCATTTCCGATTGGCTCTAATACATCATCAGGTAAAAGTTCTGCTAGGTTATCAAAATGATTTTCGGTTCCTGGTACGTTAATTGCACCTGGTTCGTAATCTAATGTTACACCACCGTCTTCTTCTGGAATGACCTCGATCGGTCCTTTTTCTTCTACTGGTTCCTGAACAGCAACATCTTGGATCTCTTCTTGTGAAGGGATCTCTTCTTTGTTTCTAGTGTTCGGGAGTCCTTTGTCTATTTCTGCCATATATACTCCTATCTATTCCTAACACGTTTCATCAGACCTTGCAACCCTTGAGACATTGGTCCTGATTCTGGTGGTGGGCCTGATGATACACCGGCTAATTTAGCGATACCGCCGCCTGCTAGATTAGCGACCCCACCTGCATCTGCAATATTTTGCATTTGTTGTGATTGTATTCTATCATCAATACGTTTATTTAAAATATCACGTATTTCTTGATATGCTACATCTTCGTTATATTTTGTATCACCAATACCAGGTTGTGTTTGCTGCATACCAAATCCTAAAGTAAACGGACTGAATGCTCCTTGTTCTTCTAAAATTTGATCTATCTGTTGATTACTTGGATTTGCAAATTGTAGATCAGGAAATAGGGCTAGTCTTTCTTCCTCTCTCTGTTTTAATCTTTGTGCATCAGCTTCTGCACTTTGTGGAATCATCATTCTTTCACCACGTTTAGCCATTGCAAACTCTTCACCTTTAGCCATCTCTTTTGCAATCTCTGCTTCTTTGTCGATTTGTAGTTTAGGACCAAATACGTATTTGTTTATATAAGAATCAGCGAATGCCTGTTTAAAAGGAATCCCCTCATCTAAAGTTTTGTTTAATGCTATACCACCTTCCACCGCAAACTCAGACGCAATGGCTAAAGGACCTAACGCATTTTTTAAAAATCGTCCTGTGGTAACAGCTTTTTTTGTAAAATTTTTTAACGTAGAAGCAGCAGCTGT